GACCAATCGCACTTGTTTCCGCATTAGGTAGAGCGAAATTTGCATTAACGCCCCTATCAGAAATAGTTTCAAGCGCAAGCCCAGTAGAGCACGGCTTGGAATCTGCCTCTGTTTTGTATAACTTGCAAAGTACAATGAATCGAGTGTTTGAGGCCTCGATAATCTCTGTTTCCAATCTTCCATCTGGGAACTCCTTCCACCACTTATGTAGTCTTTCATCAACTGGTTCATATAAACTCAAATCGAAAGCCATTAGTCCTGCCAATCTAGTGCGCTGTCTTGCATTGCTTCATGGCATGTTTTGGCAATAGCAATATACGCAGCCGCATCTTTGTAGTGGTCAGATACTTCGGGCGACTCGACTGACCTACTGATTTTAACGAGGCACATTGCCATAGCCACCTGGTTTGCTGTAATCGGAAAATGAAAATAAGCAGACCATAATTCGGCAATACGACTATGCTGACTGTAAGGGTGTCCGTACTGTGAACCCCTTGCGTGTATAAGTTCTGTTGCATCTAAGAATAGTTTTTCAGTTGTTGTGGACATCGTTATCGACCATCCTTCTATGCATATCCCAGCCATCTTTACGGCCTCGCCAGTAATGTATAGTTTTTACGTTTTCGATATATGTGCCAATAGCCCAGGTAAGTAATAACCCTGCGACTATGCCCCACATAATTAGATACCCAAAGTCTTTTAATTGATCGTATGGTGTCATGCGCTCACCAAAGAAGTATCGCATTTACTGCAAGCAAACTCTGCAGATATAGGATAATTAACGTCATTCCGTATCCATAGTGTGTGTTTATCACATTTACCACACCATAACTCTTTTGTTAACATTTGTAGCCCATCTACACCACTACTACGTTTCGTGGCATAGCAATAGTGTCGCACCTGTGTACGACTTTGTGGATGATTTAAGGCTGTTATTTGATAACGATTTGATAACGTTATTAGCTGTAATGCCTGCCAAGCGCTGTAAATGAGCCATCTTTGTTTACAGGTACCAGGGTAGGGGTAAGGCTTTTACCTGTGGCTTCTAGTATAGCAAAGCCCATCTGCCAATTTGCGGCAGAATAGCGCAAATAAGAGGCTTTCTGTCGATTCATAAGGTTACCTACCTCAACCCCATATAAAGGCCTGTAATGGCTTCCTATGGCCTCTGAATAGGCACTCATGCCCAACCTGTGGCTATGCCCCGCAATTACGGATTTGCCATACTTTTTGGCTAAATTTAATGAAGTAATCCCCGCATGCTGGCTCATGCTGCCCTCATCGCCATGGCATAAAACCCAGCCAGGGTGAAATTCATAAGCTGTTTTATGGTAGGTCATGCCCATCTCAGCAAAGCCCATGAACTTAGGGTATTGCAGCTCTGGCAAGCTAATTAAGCCAGGTGTTTTTAATAAAGTGTTATATAAGCGATCACTATGATTACTGCGGATAATATGCATTTCTCGGCTGTACTCTCCGAGATCCCACAGTATTTGCTTACATTCTTCACGATCTTGGTGAATAGTTTGCTGATAAGCCAAAGGTGTTTTCTCAGCCCATCGGCTAATGGTTTGAAAATCGATCTCATCGCCAACACATAAAACCTCATCAAACTTCTCACGTCTTGCCAACTTAATAACATTTTTAACTGCTTGCTCATGATGGTATGGTACTTGTAAATCGCTGATTACTAGCCAACGCTTAATCGTCTTCCTCATAATCGTCTAAGGGATCTCTTATAGGATCTGTTGTATCTACTATCCAATCTGGATAACTTGATCGATCCATAGCAAATGCTAGAGCTGTAGATTCATCCATGCCATTTTTACGGCAGGCTTTGTAAACCTCATTAGCTGCAATAGCCCAATAATCTAACTTAGTTAATACAGGCTCTTTAGTAGTACGGCGCTTACGCACCATCTTCTTCTTAGGTTTACGCTTAGTAGCCATATTGTTATTATGACTTACTTATGATAATGAAGAGTTGATCGACACGCTCTTCTAGTCTTGAACTGCGCTGATCGATTCGATTAACGGCATCTGCCAGGCTACTGCCAGAATTAGGCTTAAGTTCGCTTAGCCAACCTTTAACGAGAAAACGTAATCCTATTAGCCCGCCTGATAGCACGGCCATAACGCCAGCGCCAAAGCCAGCCCATTCCGCTGGACTCATGCTTCATCTGCACCGATGCCATAAGCTGTATCGGATTTATCTAAAGCCCTAGCTGCTGGTCCTGCCAAAGCTGCAACAATCACAGATACGGCTGGGTCAAAACCTAACTCATTACTTGCTAAGAAAGTTAAGAAAGATACTAGAACCCCTCTGAAATAGGATTTAAGTACTGCCTTTTGTTTTTCTGATATTTTCATATTTTGCCCCCTAGTAGTGGTATGTCGAAAGGTTTACCATTTTTGTCGCCTGCCTTAGTAAAGCTAATATGCATGTGTGATCGATGCGGGTTTATACCCCTGTACTTACGCCACTTCCAGTATAGAATTTTTGAGCAGATACGGCCGTTATAGATTACGTAAGATATACGCTTATCGGTTTTCGCACATTTTCTGATCTGGTCAGCCAGATATATTGAGATCCCTTCGGATGAATCCAGGCGAGAATCAACATCAATGGCTCGGACGACCCCAGATTTGTCTGGATTATGATCCGATTTGGTGGCGCTATGACGAGCATCACCAATCCACCCATCACTGGTAGAGCGGCGATCTGGATACCAGGTATCAATCTGATCTCTTAACTGCACACCAGCTGCACATAGCCAGGGTTTCATTAGCCTAAAAGTATTCTTGCTTCTTCTTCGCTAATTCCAAGACGGCTTAAAAGTGCTTGGCGTTGTAATGCTTTGGCTTCCGCTTCGGCTATGCGTTGATTATTAGCATCATCAGCTAATTTATATGCCGCATATTCATCATCTGTCATATCTCTTTCAGTAATTTCATTTGTGTTTATATCGTGAATTTGTATTTTTAATTTAGTCATTATGATACTCCGTATAATAGGACTGTGCCTGATTGCCATGATGTTCCAGCAGAAGTTACAAAGTCTAAAGATGTAATTGCTGAGTTAGTTCTAATTCCACCACCACCAGTTTGTGATTGTAAATTTCCACCTGCATTTACGCATACTCCTGTATAAGTAAAAGGTTTATAATTAGTGGTAGAAGTGTAATTGTCAATTTCAAAAACCCAAGCATTATTCGTATCTGTTCTTAAGGAAGTGCTAATTGTTAAATACCAATTATTTATGTAATGATAAGTATAAGCAGTATTATTTATACCTTCTAAAGTACTCGTTGTTGAAATACTGGCATTACCATTCGGATTAATTAACCAATTTACATTAGATGTGTTGTTTGTTGCTCCATAAAAAAGACCATATAATTTTTTATAGCTTCCACTTATGCCTGATATTGTAGATGTTGAGCCGCTTAAAGTGTGTGTAGTCAATAAAGTCATACCACCACTTGATGGTGTAGCCCACTCAGGCGCTGTCGCACCAGAATTAACTTGCAAGACCTGTCCAGCTGTACCAATTCCAAGACGTGCTGGTGTTGATCCACTTGAAGAATAAATAGTATCGCCAGTAGTAGTCATTGGGTTAGTCATGCCAGTCGTATCTAAATTAGCCCAGGTTGATCCAGTGTAATAAGTTGTAACGTTTGTATCTTTAAGATATGCAAAGTTACCTTCTTGTGGTGATGTAACAGCTGCATCTCTAGCTGTGGAATCTGCAAATACCCACACGCCTTGCATTAAATAGCCATCTACATCGGCGGCAGTTAATACTTCGCCTGTAGTAAAATCCTTAAACCCTAAACCTGCTGCCATCTCTACTCCTTAGTAACTTAGGACATTATAGTCTAAAGTGCCATAAATGCTATTATTTAGGATAAATGCATCTATAACGGGCTCTAGTGTCGTGAATGTGGTTTTCCAACTATTCGGGGTTATTGCCATCCGTACCCCAAAAATCTGTAAGGTCTTTTCTAAAAGTGATCCACCAGGCTGGGTAGTCTTGACTGTAATTGGATCAAAGAAATCTAAATCTAGAGCTGCCAATATACCTGAGTTGTAATTATCGGTGTATAGATCTAGAACTATGGCATCTACTCGTATAGAGGTTTCTTGCCTACTAGCCACATAAGCCTGGGCATAATCTAAGGCTACGGCATCTGATTGCATAAGTAGATTGTCTAAGAAATAACTATGTAAAAAGTATTTATCTATTGATGCTTGATTTAAGGCAATTTGTGGAGATCCGCCTACCCTAGTTATTGTAGCTTTGTTAAATATCAAAACGTCATTAAGTGTCCAGGTAGCATCAAAGTAATCTATGCCTGATCCATCATCTGCAAAGACTGTAGGTGTGCCACCAATAGATCCAGCGGTTACGCCTCGATCTTGAAATACAAAGTTATTATCGGCACTAACATAAAGAGCACCATATTCGGATTCTGTTGCAATTTGTAAAGCTTGTAATGCTGTGCGGTTAGTACCTGGGTCTGCCTGTAATGTAGTAAGACCTGGATCAATATCTCGCTGTGATATTGGCCAGTCAATTTCGTCTAATATCTCATTAATACGAGTACCTGATAGATCGCCAGCAGTAGCGCCAGTTACTGTGCTTATCTGTGCTAATTGGGCTAATCTAAAAGCATCTACAGCTTGTATCGTAGTCATGGCCAAATCTGCTTCTGATTCATCTGGATAGGTTGTAACATAGCTTGTAATAAATCCTGCAAATATAGGGTAGGTAGTAGCACCATAGGTAGCAGTAATCTGTACCTTTTTCATAGGTGTTAATAAATTGTAATATGGCCCCGATACATTCTGTGGGTTAAAATCTCCATTTTGATCTATTATGCGTAATGTAAGTGATCCTGTTTGGAATAAATCGCTAAGGGCAGTGCGGCCTCTATTAGTTTCAATTCTATTTACTTGATTAGATACATCGACAATTATTGATGCACTATCTCCTAATATATTTGTATCTAATATGCCTGATCCCAAGATCATAGCTTGCGCAAAACTAGGGCCAGTCGAGAAATTTATGAAGGCATTTATTACTGGTACTGTCATAAGAACCCAGCAGGTGTAGTGCTATAACCCGATCTAGTCGCTATCTGTATGCTTTCTGCAATAGCCTGGCTTAACTTGTCGCCACTACCTGCAGTATCTACAGTTATACGTATGTCTTGCGCTGTTGGTCTTAAACCGCTAAGTGGATCAAATCTAAATCCTGTATCTATTAAATCTTGCGTAGTAACAGTTAGACTAGATAATGGATCATAAGGAGTTGTAATTGATGGAAATTTATTAAGTATATCTGATCCACCGCTAGTAGTTGTTTTAGGAATATCATAACCTTTTAATGACATGCTTTGGATAAATGCCGCTATCTTAGCGTTCATAAGTTTTACAGCTTCTAAAGCTTCGCCATACTTGAGAGCTACTTTTTTTGCTGCCTCTGCTGCGTCTAATTCTGCTAATGCCTTTTTGCCTAACGCATCATCATTTTTGGCAATAGCGATCAAGCCATCTAGTCGCCTCTTGGTTTCTTCATCTGTAGCTTCATTACGTGCTTTCTGTAAACCAATTAACTCTAAATCAAACTTTTCTTTTAGTTTGTCTAATTCAGTTTTCTTTTTTAATACTTCATACTCTTCTTTACGTTTACCAGTAGATAAAGCAATTATTCTAGCTTCTAATCTTCTATTGAGAATACGTGCTTTGGCAATAGCACTATTTTCTTCTGGGCTTAATGTTCTACGACTTGTGGCTGCACCAAGCGCAGCACTTCCACCAACAATAGTAAATGCAGCCGCCACAGCCTTAGGGCTTTTACTAGCTATGGCTACAGCTAATAAACCAGCTTTGAATGTAGGATTACTTACTAAATCGGTAAAGCCTTTAGTTAATTTGGCTATCTCTCTTATAGCATAAGCTATATTGTCGCCTAAGTTTTCAAAATCTGTGGCAAGGCTAGCGACAGAACTATCTTTGCTTAAAATCTCTAATGCATCTACTAAACCTCGACCAATAGATTTAGTGGCTTCATCTGCGCCTTTTTTAAGCACATCCATTTTACCTGCATAAGTATCTAATCTAGCCGATGCTTGACCTGAAAATTTCTTTTCAAGCTCTGCCATGATCTTATTCATGTCGCCAGATTTAATTATGGATGCATCTATGCCTGTGTTTAATCCAGCCAGTGCTCTAGTTTGACCTCTTATACCAGCCGCTAATGCACCTACTACAGTATCTAGGCTTTGTCCAGTGCCAGCACTTATATTTAATGCAGCTTCTAATGTTCTTTGTGATAAGGCTACTGATCTAGTAAGGTTTAAGAATGTTTGAAATGGTTTGCGTAAGTCTGTAAGTATTGCGTATGTTTTTTCTAAGCCCTTTATGTAATCTTCTACCTCTGTAACTCTAAATGCGTTACCAGTATTTTCTAATTGTAACTGTAATGATTTGGCTGCGGCTTCATCATCGGAAAATGCTTTAATGGCTTTCTTACTAAACGCTACTAATGCAGCGCCACTAAATGCAACGCCAAAGGTACGTGCAAAACTCTTTACACGCTTTTCAAATACGTTTACATCTTGCTGGGCTTTTTTAAGCGCCTTACCATTCCAGGTTGCCAGTGCCGATACGACTACATTTGCCACTATGCCACCTTCTTCATTTCAGTAGTGTCATTAAAGTAATCAGCGCCCGCTTTGATTGCATTCAAAATAGCATCATAAATTCTAGGACTATCTTTAGCCCAAGCCTTGTAAATTAATCGGCCTGATCCTTTGCGACCAGCACTTCTGACATCTTTAATCTTTGGCTGTTTAGTAAGTTCTGGCAAGTCAGTAACAAACTGGTATCCTGCAAATGGATTATTAGAATCGTATCTGGCTGTAGATCTGCTTTTACGTCTAGCAGTACCAGCTTGCTTAAATGCCATTGTGCCACCACCAGGATTAATAGATGTAAATGGCGCTCTACCTTGTGGGTTTAATCGGCCTGCGGTTTCGTAAATACGACCAGCTGCGCTAATATTGTAAACGTAATTCTCAACTTGAAAACCATTTTTGAATCTTCTGTTTTGGCCTTCTTTGTAGCCTATGCCACCCTTTACATTATTAGCATCATATTTAGGAAATGGCCTGTAATCTACCTGTGATGATATTGGTTTAGACCAGCCAGATAGTACTTCTGTATTAGCAGGTACATAACCTTTAGCAGTAGCTTCTACCTGGCGCATTAATGGATTAATAGCAGTTTTAATGCGAGCATAGAGATCTTCATCAATAAAGCTAAGGCCTTTCATAACCTCTTTAACGCCTACGACCTCGGCTGGCATTTTTGATCTCCTTAGCTCTATCAACCAATACTTTTACCATTGCTTGATACATCTCCGAGTCCATGTTAATAAACTCGCTAGGCGGAATCCCAGTTTCTATAGCCATCTGTGCGATGCCGTAAAGGATAGAATCCCGCTGTGTTATTTTTTTTCTTCGTCTAATACCTCGACAGTTTCTAGGCTGTCTATAAACTCTGCATTAAATAAAGGCACTTGTGCGCCAGATCTGCGTAAGCACTCCCAAGCTAAATAAAATATGTGGGTTTGCTGTTCATGCTCACGCAGCATCTTTGAAATTCCTGCACCATACTTCAACTCGAAAGCGTACTCGACACCTGGTGTTATCTTGTGCTCTGATACTTCACCATTAGCCCTTGTTATCTTTAGCTTTGCCATTGTTACTCCTTAATTAGAACGCCACTGATGGCGATACTGTGATTACGGAGTTTACAGTAAATGTAACGCTAGACGTGGCTATTTCTGAAACTCCAGCGC